GGAAACTCACATACATGAGTAACATCTATGTTGTGAAAGATCCTACTAACCCAGAGAACGAAGGCAAAGTATTCTTATACAAATTTGGTAAGAAGATCTTTGACAAACTCACAGCAGCAATGCAACCTGAGTTTGAGGACGAGGAAGCAATCGATCCATTTGATTTCTGGAAGGGTGCTAACTTCAAGTTGAAAGCAAAGAACGTTGCAGGTTATCGTAACTACGATTCATCTGAGTTCTCTGCTACCAGTGCACTACTAGATGACGATGATGCTCTTGAAGCATTGTGGAAGAAGCAGTACTCACTAGAAGAGTTTACTACTGCTGATCAGTTCAAATCATACGGTGATCTTGAAAAAAGATTGAACGCTGTGTTGAATACATCACGTCCACCAGTAGCAGCAGAGGTTGCAACTGAAGAGGAGGAGATTGTAACTGCACCACCAACACCTGTGACTGCAAGTGCTACACCCACTGATGATGATGCCCTATCATACTTTCAGCGTCTAGCAGAAGAGTAATGGAATACGTCTCATTTGAAGAGACAATTGGAGTCTACGATGGAGATCAATCTGTCGTAGACTCTTGTTTATCTTATGCGTATGAACTTAGAGACCTATGTCCTAAGTCAGATGGAAATTCAAACTATGGTGGATGGCAAAAAGATATCAGTCATCCAATCAAAGATGTAATTGAGAGAGAGTTTAAAAAATATATCAAACATTATCTTGTAGAAGAACCTTATTGGGTGTCACTTACCAAAATTTTCTGCAACATCAATCCACCAGGTTCATCTAATACTATGCATCACCACACTGTAGGTGAATTTAGTGGTGCATTTTGGTTGAAAGCAAAAAAAGGGGCAGGGGATCTCATAGTGATGAACCCCTACCCTAATAAGTTTATAAACACTTGTACTATAGCAAAGAGAGACTATAATGCTATGTACTTTACGCCCGAACAAAACAAGGGTGTCTTCTTCAACAGCAACCTAATACATCACGTTGACATCAATAGGTCTGATGAAGACAGAGTATCTATTGGTTATCATATCGGACTGCATTACCTATAGGAAAAATGACTTTTGATTTCAAAAAAGGGGCAAAAAAAACTCCGCCAAAAAATTAGTCTTAAGGTTTTTTATGATTCTATTTAATGGTGATAGTTGGTGTTGGGGTTATGGATTGGAAAATAGAAATGACCGCTATGCTGCTGTAATATCCAAAAAACTGAATATTGACTATACTGACCTATCCATGCATGGGTGTAGTAATCGTAGAATCGTTAGAACGACCCTTGAGCATGATATCACAAAATACGATTATGGGGTTATTTGCATGACCTACAAGAATCGAACAGAATTTCATTTGAACGGAAATTGGGAAAATATCAATCCTGGCAGAGGTAGTGGTAGAAAGTATATTGACTATTATAGAGATTATTACAGTGAAGAATATGGTGACTCAGACGAGTTTATATACAGGCAATCTATAATTGACCATTTTAAGGCAAATAACGTAAAACTCATATTATTGATTGTTCCGAAAAATACCAAATATAATTATGACTTGTATCTTGATGAACCTGACATACCCCGTGGCAGCACAATGCACCCCACTAAAGAGGGTCATAGTATTATAGCATCAAAGATTATCTCGGTTCTAAAACTCTAAGATTATCTCCCTTTTTCAATTTTCTATTGATAAATTGTGAACTATCAGTATAAGTCAATATTTCTCTCATATCACTTATTATAGTTCCTACGTATTCGGGTCTTAGAAGGTAAATAACCCTTTTTTTGTCATTCTTATTTACCTCATGTTCAAAATTAGAGATTGATGTAAGGTTATTGACATTATACTGAGTGCCCTGATATGTGTAAGAAAATGTGAAATCAGAGTCTACTGTCAATCCTGATTGTAAAAGTAATTTATCATCTGGGTTTCTAACTTCATTTGTCTCATAATGATGTATTTGACCTAATTGAGTAGAATCGTACTTATTATCCAAATATCTCTGAAAATCATACTGACCCATAGGCCACTCATCCCTTATATTGATAATATTATTAGCAATTAATACTACCCAATCTAGTTTATCATTATCATATACTTTATCAGCAACATTATCAGGTCTATCATCACCATTTACTGAATATTGATAGAATGTGGTAACGTCTTGGAAAAATTCATCACGTACCTTACCCCTCTTGAAGAGGTTTTTTGTTGTGATATAGTCATTACTAGAATTTCTCTTGTTTGAGAAAGACGGTAATTGTACATCTGGAAAGAGATCGAAATAATTCATTAGAATCCTATGTCATTTTCGGTTATTGCATCAGCACCCTTTAACATCATGCCAAGATCTGTTAGACTTGGATCATTACTTTTTCCAAGATAGTCATCTCTGAATATTGGTGTCAACTCATTGAATGTCAAACCCATTGTGCTTCTCACAGGCATTGAGACTGCATCGCTATCACCATATGATTGATATGTGCCATCTGGAGTAAAATCAACCTGACATGAAGTGAGGGCACATATCTTGATAATATTCAAACCTTTTATTCTTCTGGTTTTATTCTTATATTGTATCTTAAACACGTTAGGTGAACCAAGGAATAAAGATGAATTTAGTGCTACAGTTTGTTTAGTTGGTAACATGCCTTGTTTGAACCACCTTTGTATTTTTCTTACCGCAACTGCTTCTTCTGGACTCTCTGGAGCAAAATTGAAATTGAAAGAGAATGTTCTCAATTGAGGTCCTCCAAATAATAATTCTAAGTTTGGATTGATCGCAGCACCAGTTTGTCTAGTAATAAATTGGTCAACATCTACATTTATACCTATCTGTGATAATGCTGATCTTGCAAGCACCGCACTTACGACAGAAGCAGAGTTTGCCTCACTTCCTCCTTTATTTTTAAAATCTTTTTTTATAGTATTGAAAATATTTCCAGCATCACCCACACCACCTGTAATCAGTTCACCTATATTTTTATCACCACCCAATAAACCTCCTATTGACCCTGTTGCTGCATCAAACGCTGCTAGTTCAACTGCATTCGCTCTTGCTTCACCCCAACTGACTCCGTTACTGACTCCAAGTTTGTTTGGAATCGGTAATCTACAAGATCCACGACGTGTTTCTATGTTCTTGATATTAGATTTTCTCTTTACCCCAGATTCTAGTACTGTACCTAGTTTGTTTGTGTCTTGTGGTTGTGGTGGCGAGTATTCAAATTGCTCAATGAAAATATAATCTTCACCGTTATTACCTTTTAAATGTGGGGGATAAGCAAGATCCTCAGTTCCTACTTGTATAGACTCTCTATAATTCTGTAATTCGATTTCATTTTCTTCTGCTTCTGCATCTGATATTTCCTGATCATTTATTTTCTTTGTTTTTACTTCTGTACCACTAAAACTTTTATTGCCCTCAATAAATTGTAAATTACCATTTGCTTCAAGTGCTTTTCTAAATTCAGATCCTTTATTATTTTCTTCTGCTTCTTTTATGAGTTTATTAAATCTTTTTGTGTACGCCTCATCCCTTATTGGATTGTTTAGTAGTGCATTTTTAACAATTTCCTTATTTTCTTCTGACAAATTATCAAAATTACCATTAAATTTACTACGGTTACCAATATCTGGTATATCAGTCCAGTATGTATCAGAAATTACAATTTGTTTAGTTGAACCTGTATTACCATTGAGACTTACATCTGAGTGCTCTCTAACATAATGAGTCCGTCCTTCTAGTTCTACTTCATAAGTAAATGAATCAGTAACCCTGCCTCCTCTTGGTACAAGGGGATTTAATATTGAACTTACCGAATCTTTGAATGGTGATTCTGGTTTATCGCTCATTTTAATAATCTCCTGATTTTTTGATTAGTCATTGATATCTCAACGCTTCCCAAATCATTAACAAACTGCTCAAGACGCATTCCTAGTGCTTTATCCAAATCATCACCTTTCAATTGTAGGAACATGCCTTTTACGTAAGATCTTAGGTATTTATTGAAACCAGGCAACTTAGTAAAATCATTATCACCTATTATATAATCCAATGTGCCTGATCTATTTGAAGGTTTGGTGTAATGTAGATTTACACCATAAAATGCATTATTTTCCATAGCAACAATGTAGGTCATAGGGTTTTTATCATAGAATGGCAGTTGTTCAGCATACTTTGCAGAGTATTGATATAATAAGACCTCTCCTATGATCGGTTCACCCACTATAGTGGAGGTGGGAAATACGTTTTTATACTCCAAGTTCCTTCTCCGTTAGTATTTGAAACTGCCATCTACGATCCTTACAGAAATCTTCTGCTGCTTCCCACTTTGCTTTATTGGTAGCATATGTGAACACCTCAGACACATACCTCTTTGTTCTTCTTTTTTGTACCTTAGGTTCTTTCACTTGTTTTGCAGGTTTGATCTCTATCACTTTTTCTTGGTAATTACCCTTTA